GGCCGTGATTATATCACGGAAACTATGCAATCCACAATACACGGTACAAGATGAGGCCGCGCTTGGTCTTGCCATCAGGATCGCGCGAGAAATTGCAAGAATCGAGTTCAGTGGTGATGTGCGTCACGCCCGCAATGGAAAGCGGCTGGCGGCGCATCCGGCCATCGACAGCATCGACCACCGTCTTCAGATCGAGCATGGATGCGGCACGATCCCATACGTCAATCTGAACGATGGCCGATCCGCCAAGATCATCCTTGCTGTCGAACGGATTGATCGTGTCAGCCCCGATGGTGATGAACGGGAAGGCCGATTCCAACTCACTGTCAGCCGCCTGTGGCACGTCCGAGAAGATGGCGACAAGTGGGCTGTATGATGTCGATAGCAAGCTGGTCACGGCGCTGTCGTTAAGCCTGTTATAGACTGCCGTCTGGAGATCATCTGATTTCATTTCGTTGTCTTCTCCGCGCGTGCCTTGGCCTTGGCGATTGCAATTTCGACCCGTTTCAGCATCTTTGGAATCGCCCGTTCGACGGCTGGAATCCAAGAAGGACGCTTGCCCATTCTGAAGGTGCCGAACTCAAGATAATAGGCATAGTCAAGACGGCTTCCGATGGCCTTGGCATATTTGCCACGGCTCTCGTTGTAGATCGAACTGACTAGCGCGCCGGTATCGGTAGCCGGTGCTTCGCCTTCTTTAGATGCCTGATGCTTGATGTCGTTGTTTTTGCCTCTGGTGTATATGATGCCAGTCTTAGGAGGCCCCTGTATGGCCTTGCGGACGTCCGTGACGGCTTCCAAGGCGGTGGCATCGACAATGATGGCCATAGAGTTGCCAAGGTCTTTCCCATAGGCTTTCAAGGCCGCGTTGACCTCTTTCACACCCTTGATCTCGACCTTGACATCAGGATACGCCATCAGGCCGCGACTCCGCCATCAACGTCAATCTGAAGCCACTTGTTGGCGAACTCGATGTTATCGAGGAACCGAATGTTGTGGGTCTTGTTCCTGATCTGCACGCGGTCGGATTCCCGCAATGCGGAGGTGTAGCGCACCACAAGGCGCAACCGAACGGTTGCCTCGGTGCGGTCATGAGCAAATCGCTCCGATCCGCCAACCGGAGCCACATAGGCGCGGGTCGGTGCGCCGGAAACGGTGGCCCATGATTCCGTCTGGCCTCCTGCACCATCGCTAGTCAAGGTGCGGCGCTGGAACGTCACCGGCTCTTTCAGCTTGCCGGAATTCATGTCGCAACATTTCATCATCTGGCGTTAAACTCTATAATGTCCATGTTGACGGCAACATCGACGGTGCTGGCCGATACGTTGGCAAGGAAGCCGAAGTCGCACAGCGGCGGGAAGTAGAGCGGTGGATCGAACACAACATCGATTAGGCCGGAACTCTGTGGATACTCGGTGACGAGCAGCAGCGAGGTATATGGTGCCGCCGTCTCAAGGATGTTCTCGCGTTTGTACAGGACGATGTTCGCCTTCTTGTCGGCATCGCTTGAGATGGTCACGTTGCGAAGTGCGGCACTTCTGTCACGCGGCGTTGTATAAACCGCCATCTCAGTCTTGCCACGGCCTAGTGTGCCATCCGCAATGGTTGCCCAATCCTGGCTGCCTGTAGACCTCTCAATCACGATTGTAGAGGCATGTGATCCGGCGGATTGGGTCGCATAGGTGCCAGACTTCGAGACATAGGCATCGAGCAGCCGGATGAATGATGTGGTCGTTGCCGCACTGGCCGAAGCCCCAGCCGTAGCAAGCGCCTCGACTTGCTGGTTGCCATTGGCATCGATCCCTACGAGCGTGACCTCTCTGCTACCGGAACCGTTGGCCGTGTCGTTTGCATTGCCTCCAGCCTTGATGCGGAGATTAACCGCCGCATTTGCTTGTGGCGTGCGATAGAAGCCAGAGCGAGATACAGGCACGAAGCTGGAACCAACAGATGTATTCCGTCCAAACTTGTTGAATGACCGACAACCCGAAGCCAGTCCGCGCGCAATGTCGAGACTGCTGGGATAGGTCATATCTTCATGGCCTTATATTGAGCCATGATTACTGAAGCGCCGGATGCGTCATAGGCATCACTTGCATCGCAGTCATCGCCACGGTTGCTATAGAGGAAAGCCGCAAGCTGCTTGACGGCACGCTTCATTGGAGACGGGACTGCCGCTGCATTGGCGAATCCAGACACATAGATGATCTGGATGGCGTTATTGGCGCGTAGAGCAACGGGCCAAGTCTGGCCCCGCTTGAGTGTGAGGCGTCCGGGCGTCTGGTAGATGTCAATATCGAAGACATTGGCAACCGTGACAGATGTGGAATTGCTGTTCTCGTCAAAAGTTGTGATCGAGGTGATCGAAGCAAGCGGCCATCGCGGGATCACAAGGCTTTGAATGGTGCTGGTGCGCGCGAGTTCTGTGATCGACATCTCTCGCACGCCATCCCACCAGGCCTCGCCACCAGCGGGCCAGCGATCAAGCGAGAGCCGCCACGACTGCGTGATGAACGCAAGGCCGATCATGTTCTCGATCTCGGTCCTGGCATCCGTGATGAGCGCATTTGCTTCCGCATCGGGAAGTTCTGTGCTGTCAGTGCGGAGATGCGTGCGGAGTTCCGTAGCCGTCACCGGCTCGGATGCAGGGGCGGAAGTGAGAACCGAACCCCGGAACTGATAAAGCGGAACGGCGGCGCGAAGGCTCATTCAGATGCTTCCTTTCTCGGACGACCACGCGGGCGTTTGACTTCCAGCGGCTGCTCGATCTTGTTCTCGAGGGCAGACATGACGTTGACTTCGACGGCTGCGCCATCCGCCAGCGCAAGTTCTGCCACCTTGCCTTCAACGGTTTCGCCCGCATCATAGCGGATGATTGTGTGACCCTCCGGAGCGCAAGCCCAGGATCGTATGATGCGGGCTTTCATGCTTACGGCTCCTGTGGCGGAACAGGCGCAGGAGGCTGGATCGGCGTGATCGGCGGTACGTTGGCTGCGGCTTCTGCTGCGGCCTGCTGCTGGTCCCACTGGTAGGCTTGCTGGAGGATGCTGTTCATGACGCTCTCGGCGTAGGCAGTCACAGCCTCTTCCGGCGTGGCGGGGCGCGTCACCCAAGACTGCTGCTGAATGAACTCGGGCGGATCCAGCGGATCGGGCTGATCGGGCGACCATGCGGGGTTGGGAATGTCGGTGATGACGTTCTCGGTCACGCTGCCGTAGGGCGTTGCGGCCATGAGATAGGCCACGATGCGCTCGCTGTCGGCGTCCGACAGTTCCATCTGGACGGTCAGCGTCAGGGAGGGGCTGACAACCCCGTAATTCACAATTGCCATTATTCTGTCTCCTGCGTTTTGGCGTTGGCTTCGGCCACGGCGGCTTCCAGCTTGGCGAAGAGCGGCACTGCGGCCTTGGCTCCTTGGATGCCTGTCGCCTTGACTGCGGCGTCCAGCAGTGCGCCGAGGGCCTGTACTTCGTTTTGGTCTAGGGTGAGGGTGATCATGTTTTCTCCTGAATTAAACGACACACGGCACGCGGTATGCAGTTCCGGTGCTGTCGTAAAGGGTGAGGTATCCTGTCGGGACAATAACTGTTGCCGTGTAGGCGGTGTCGGTGGTCAGCTTGCCTTGGATGTTCGTAAAGGCGCTGTCATCGGCAAGTCGGGCCTGTAGCGTGGTGCTGGACCGCTTGAGGGCGGGGAAGGAGGAGGTGGTGCCCGCAAAGCGAACCATCATATCGGTGTTGGAGCCGCTGGCATAACGCAGGGTAAAGCCTGCCGTATCAGCGCCGATATATGATATGCTGCTTGAAGTAATTAATTGCATACTTGCCACATTAACGACGCCATTTGACGCATTTATGCCTATGCGTTCAGTTCCGGTGCCATCAACGAAGCTAGTCGCCCTAGCTGTGCCTGTTCCCGCCGTTTGAGGTCCAATGGTGAAAACATTTGCGGCCCAACGGATGCCGCCGAACTCCGAGTTCGTCCCGTCAGTCGTATTGTACACCCGGAACGCCTGCGCGTTCGCCCCGTTCCGCTGCGCGAGGGTGTTGGCGGCGTCGCGGTAGATGAACAAATCGGTTGCAACGTTGACGCCGTTAGAAAATCCAAAGTATTTCCCGTCAGTAGCAGTAATTCCCCCTGAAAGAAAATAAGCAACCCCTGTTCCACCCACTAGCAGCGTCATCTGACTGGCAGGGGTCGCCCCATACAAGTTGGTGGAAAAGTTAAAATTGGTCGTTGTGCTTTTGAGAGCGAACGACCTTTGGGCGCTCACACCGATTTCGAACACATCCGCCAGCGCATTCTGCGCCGTGCCAGACGAACCAGCCGGGGCGACTTGGAAGATGATGGAGCCGCCAGCGCCCGTGCCTGTGCCCTGAGAGCCAGTGATGGTGAGGTTCGCGCCAGCGATGTTGGTCGTGCCAGCAACAACGGACTGAACGGAAAGCGTCTGGGCTACGGGTGCGGCAGCGTCAGTATCGCCGAGGCGGAGGTTGGCGGCTCCACGGCGGGTGAGGATGGTGTCAGTCGTTCCGCTGGGGTCTCCGGTATTGGTAAACCCAAACCTAGCTGTGCTGGCTGTTTTGAGGCCGTTCGTGTCAAAAACGTTTACGAGAGTGCCGTTGTTTGTGTAGACAAGTATTTGCGAACTTGAGAGGCCAAACCCGTTCGCTGTACTTGCACCGTTGCCAAAGAAGTTAACGGCTAAAACAGTCCCTGACTTGCCGACCTTGAACTTACTCGCCCCACCCACCTGCAAGTCCATCAGCAGCGAAGCCGCATTCGACGGCCCGCTGTCGGTCACATCGTACTTGATGCCCGTGTAGGTGCCCGTGCCGCCCCACGTCTGCGACATGTTCAAGAGGGTGCCGTTCAGCGTGCCGCGCGTGAACAGGTTGTCCAGCGCAATCTTTCTGTCCAGCGGCGTGCCAGCAGGATCGTCCACGATGTAGAGAATATCATCACCGCTGGGCGTTGTTAGCGCCGTCAGGTCAGCAAGTTTGGTATCAGCCATGATTCAACCTCACGAGGAAGATGCGAGTTTAAGGAAGGAAGTGCCGTCAACGAGGAGCAGACCGTCCGTGCCGTTGGAAAGCAGGAGAACACTATTGGGTCCACCAGGAGTTGAGTCACCAACCCTCGGCCCAAACGGACTGCGAATGCCGTCAAGCGGGCTTACAAGCCTACGCATGGGACACGACTACCTGTGTCGCGTCCGTCGAGTAAGCCCATACGCGATCTCGATTGGCGAGCCCTGGGAACAGATCAGAGAGCGCAACATTGCGTTCGCCTTGCCCCGGATTGTAGCGAAGAGCGCCCGTGAACGTGGTCGGCGCGGTGCCGTCCGTGGTCGCCTTGATCATGCAATGATTGGAGCCGATGTTTTGAAACGTGATCGAGGTGATGTCAGCATCGGTAAGCTGGGTCCAAGTCGCGGCAGGGACCGTGATCGTTGTGTTCTGTGCCATTCTGGTCTCCGTTCATTTCGGATTGTGGGAAGGGCGGCTCACTAGAACCGCCCCGTTATTGTTAGGTGGCAGCCACGTTGGTGCCGACGAAGGTGGTCTTCGCGCGATGCGGCTTGTTGAGGATGCCATAGACCTTGACGGTCGCATCGGTGCCGGTGGTGCCAACGCCGTTCATGCGAACATAACGCTTGGAACCAATATAACCAATGCCGCCGATCACCTTGTTGTCATCGCCATCGGCGGTAACAGTGAGGGCAATCGTGCCGTTGACCGAATCAGCAGCGACGATGGCCGCAGCGTCACCAGCAACGGTCGTGTCAGAGTGCTGGGCCGTGAAGGTAAAGCCAGAAGATGTTCCAGCATCGGTCACGGTATCCGTGGCAAGAATGAGCGTCACGGCATCAAATTCACGAGTATCAACCCACGAGGTTGCTCCCGGCGTCACGCCGGAAAGTGTCACGGTGCCAAGCAGGACAACCTGCTTGTTGGAAAGCATATCACGCATCTCAAGAATCCTTCTTATCGGCGTGGTTGCGGAGCGGCGTTATTGCCGCCCCGCGTTAGTTGTTACGAGCCAAGCTTGACCAGCTTGATGGCCTCGAAGTTGACCACATCACCGCCGACGCGCTTCGTGGTGTAGAACTCCACATAGGGCTTGGCAGAGTAGGGATCGCGCAGCGTGCGGATGCCGAGGCGATCCACAATCTGATAGGCTTCGCGCATATCGCCAACGGCGATGGAGAGCGAGCCGGACGCCGGATCGGGCATGTCCTCGAACGCTGCCACCGGATAGCCGAGCAGCGTAGCGGGCTGGCCAGCCTGAATGCCGGGGCTCCAGATGTAAGCGCCGTCAGAGTCCTTGGCCTTGCGAACCAGGCGCGTGGTAGCGCGGTTCATGAACCAAGTGGCGTTGGCACGATACTGCTGCTTAAGCCCATAGAGGGCGTTGATCAGCGCATCGCCACCATCAGGAGCAGCCGCAAGGGCTGCGGAAGCGCCCGTGGGGAACTGCTCGATGGTGCCCGGGAGCGTGGTGCCCGAGCCATAGGTCAGGAAGCCACGCGGCTTGTTGACGCCGTTGCCGACAACGAAAGCGTTGGCTTCGTCACGGGCGAACTTCTCGGCAACCTTGGAGGCAAGCCATGCTTCCATGTTGATCGAGGCGTCATCGAGCAGCTTCTGCGTAGCCTTGGGCTTCGCATAGAGTTCGTGGGCAGGAATGCGCCACTTGCCAAGCTGCGGCGTGTTGGTCTCAGCGCGGCTGTCCGTTTCGC